AAGATGCCACTCATCAGTCTGTGCTGAGCCGGTGCGCTTTGCAAGGAAGATTGAAAGTGAACGTCCACCCTTTGTCCAGTTTGCATTATAATCAGCACCTGTTTCACCTGTACCAGAATCAAATCCACCTCTACTTCCTGTGAAGTATAGGGCAAGTTGAGCCTTAACAGTTGCGGCGTCACTATTACTAAGGTCAGAAGAAGCAATGATGGGATAGTTACTGCCCTGATTCGCTCCACTGGCAGCAACTCCGTTTGCTGTTATTGAACTTTTTGAAGTTATCGCAACATCAGTTGCAGCAAAGCCTGGGCCTAGCAGCATGACACCATTGTTGTTGTTCCCATTGGTATATTCAAGTCCACCATCAGCCAGAGAATTACCCTGACCACCAGCATTTCTGTTTTTCAAATAGTAGTAAGTACTACTCTGATTTCCATCATAACCAGCGGAACTAGTTGCCAACCAAGTATTCCAAGGTGTGGCCTGAGCTCCGTCAGAAGAATACATAACTTCAATCCAACCTTTAGAGGCATATGTTCCATATCTCACTGTGAATGCATTTCCACTCATAAAATTAGGAGTTTTCATTTTATAAAGTCCGTCTGCTGCGCCAATAGCTCTTAGTTGTGCTGGGCCATTGACAGCAAGTGCATCACTAGAACCATCCTGCCATTTTCTTAAAATACTAAATGCACGAGGAGTTGTATTTCCTGTTCCATCGTTTGCTGTTACTGTAAAGTTATGAGTAACACCAGATGAATTATATGTGTCACTTACATTTGGAGTTCCAGTGATTTGACCGTTTGAAGAACCTAAAGAAGTTCCAGCTGGCAATGCACCACTTGTTACAGAGTATGATACAGAACTGCCTTCTGGGTCTGTTGCTGAAAGAGTGATAGCAGACATTGCAACATCTTCAAGAACTGTTCCTAAAGAACCAGCAGCAGTAGACCAATTTGGTGCATCATCAAGAGCAAGACCGTCAGTCAGTATGCTAGCAAGACCAGATGAATTTGTTACTTTCACATCATATGGGTCGCCTGTTGTAAGTGTATCACTACCAGAAAATACGATAGTTAATTGGGTTGCAGAATTTCTTGTTGATGTTGTTGGTGTAACAGTTGCGCCACTAGAATTTACTAGAGTTCCAACAGCACCACCATCAAAGTTCTGTCCAGTAATAACGATAGTTTGTGGGTCAGCACTTTCATCAATGGTAACTGGAGAAACAGAGATTACAAGTGGTGGAGATGAAATCGCCTGCCAACCATTAGCACCATATTGTTCTAAAGTTCCAATAGTTGAATTGTATCGTAAATCACCAACTTGGGCATTAGCACGTTGTGCAGTTGTTCCCTGTGGCACTCTTGACGCCTCAGTTCCTTGCAACTCTACGTTATCTACAATTCCTGTACCTTTAATTTTTGAAATTGGCATTTGTATCTATCCTGTTTCTTTTTATTTAGTCTATATCAAACTCGTGGTTAGCAACGTCTGCTTTATTATGCCTCTGCCATTCCGTAAACTAATAAACGTCCTGTTATAGTGTTTGAAGAATTAGCAGAACCACCAACAGAAGCAGATACAAGAAGATGAATACCCGAATAACTGGTAGTTTGATTAGTACCAGCGGCATAATGAAATGTTGTTACATCATCATCAGCATTAATAGTATAATTTCCATTTCCACTTACGTTTGCTCGAACAGTATTAAATGGGTCGTATACATTCATTTCCTGATAGTGTTTATGGCCAACCTCTAAATCATCGTCCTCAATGACCCAATGAGTTTGATCGTTTGCCATTTTTTCTCTTAAGGCAGTGTCATTGTCACGCCCAACAACTACATAATCAATTGAAGATGTTGTATCAATTGAACCATCTGATGCTTTAATCCACTGAAAGTGGTTAGCAACATTGGTTACTGAGTTTGAGATTTCCCAAATTAACTTATAATGATTGTAGTCTGCACTAAACAAATTAGTTGCGCTAAAAATACCGTTTGAACTGCTGAGCGTAACCTTTTTTATAAATTTAAACCCACCATCACCACCAACGCCAGCTGGTAACGCAGTAACATTAGTTAGAGACTGATTGTTTATTTTTATGAGCGCCATTATGGTTTCTCCGGCCATGTAACATCATTCAATGATGTTGCATCATCTGTTATATCTCTTAATGCTTGTCTGTATGTTTTCCATGCATCACTCATGGTTACATCAGAGTTTGCCATCCAATCAGATTCAACAAGCATTTCATTTCTTGTTTTTCTAAGAAGTTCTAAAGGTTCTGCATCATTTAATTCTTTTAATTTATCAGAAACTTGTTTCCACGTTACACCAAAATCGGATGGGTCAGTAGAAACGATTGCTATACCTTCACTATCTGCACCAGTGACTTTAGAAAAAGCACTATTGAATTCTGATTCTGTTGATGGTTCACCGTTTAGTGCCCAATCATCAATTCCAAGTTTTACTATTGCATCTGTTACCGTTGCCATTATTTTTTCCTATTGTGATATTTCTCTAGCAATTAAAACCGCACCGCTATGCCCTGGCGCAGTAGTGGTAGTTGTTTGTATTCCATATATAGCACTTGCACTTTTAACATACGGTTCAAAAGTTCTTGCAGTTGTTCCAGTCGAAGCAACTTGAAGCATCTGAGATACAGTTCGCCACCCAGCATGATCACCTGTGTAAGTTTTTGACCCAAGATCCGTAGCTGAAGAAGTTGTCTCATGGAATGCGATTTGCACATTGTTACTGCCTGTATTCGTAACCACATGAAGTTCAAGTTCAATCATTGAATTAGAATATTGTGGTGTAATCGAAACACTGTGACCTGATGAAACAAAAGCACCACTATTACTAAAACTTTTTCTTGCTGCGCCGAAAGGAGAATAGATGGATTGCACAATTGAGTTTGCTGATGGTGCAGGCACCACGTTTGTTAAAGCCGAACCATCAATTGCTGGTAATGCGCCAGTCAACTTTGACGCTGCCATTGCAGCAATCTTGGCATCTGTCACTGCACCACTGGCAATCTTTGCAGTAGAAACTGTTCCGTCACTTGGTGTTCCAATATTAAGAACATCTCCAAGTGCCATGATAAAGTCGATACTATCAGAACTTGTTAGAGCAGAAGCAAATGTGATTGTTGAACCTGATACTGTAAAGCTATCTTGTGGAGCCTGCATAACACCGTTGAGTGAAACCAACAAATGATTTGCACTAGCAGGAGAGTATGCACTACCACCCAACAACAAGTTATACGTTGCAGTAGCAGATGTTGTAATAGCATCTAACTTAGAGTATGCACCTGTTATCGGTTGTTGTCCTATGAATGGCATTATCTAATTTCCTTTTTCATATTTAGTCTGCATCTGCAATTGTTAGGTTGCCGTCTGACACTTCTTTCATAACGGCATCATATAAATCGTTTCCAACAACATTAGGAAAAAATGTCCATAAGTTAGAACCGTCCAATCGAACCTTAATCTGAGAATCATCTATACCTTCTACATTATAATACTGGGCGGATGTTATGTTATAATCCATTTTACAATTCCTTTTCCGCTATATTTGTTTTAGCAAACCAATATTGCCTTCCAGAATTATTTGACATAGCGAGCATTCGACACCCAAATTCTGTTATATCCGCTGCGGATACACTGGCAGTGTTGCTAGTATTACTTGTTGACCCAATAGTAATGTTTGGAGCATCTCGCATTTGAGTCATAAAGTTTATTCCAATTTGAGCAGACGCACTCTGGCTGGCCGCAGTTGCTGTGCCAGCACCACCAGCTGAAAAGATTTGATAATACCTTTGACAAAGTGTAAACTCTTCTCCAACTGAACGGTGCTCGAAATCTGTAGCAGTTTCGCCAACCTCAAGCTGTACGCCTGTGATTTGCCACGTTGCATTAAGTGTGTTTTGAAACTGTGCTGTTTGCCCATAGGCAAATCCAGCTAAATTATAGTCTATCCAAGAAGTGCTATCCGTACTTGTCATGTCTGAACCCGCACCCAAATTAAAATATATAGTTAGCCCTGCTGTATTATCGTTTATAAACGCAACAGAAGTATCACCGTCAAAAGTGATTGTTTTGAGTTCCCAAGTGTTAGAAGAATTTATGGTATAGGTAGAAGTTATAAGCCTGGTTGAAGCGTTTGTTGCGTAAAAAGCAACACTATATGTTCCTGTTAGCGAACTCTTAACATAAAAAGAAAGAGTTACTTTTTTCGCAGAAGAAGTACCGTACTGTAAATGTTGTAAATCTTGACCCTCTATGGCATAGGTTATGCTAAAACGGTCAGCAGCCGCTACTGCCCCTTCCGCTGTAGTGGTAGTTAATTTTAGACTATTTGCAAATCCATCAGGCGCATCTGTGGTGGCGGGGCCAACTTGTGCGTGAGTAAACTGGGCAGTTCCAAGACTACTTTCAGAGTGACGAAACCTATCTACAGTTTTGTAACCCGAAGTAGTCACGCCAGTCTCACTCGTTCCCCTCTGCGCTATAGTCATCGCACCGTTGGTCACAAGATTCCTACGACCTAAGTTGGGAACAACTTGATTTTCTACAGTTTGTATTTTACTTAATGCCATATTTGTCTCCTACCCTATAAAGTGCCCAGTAAAAATTGCGCCTTCAACAGTGTTGTCACCTTCTACAGTTCCAGTAACAACGGAAACTTCAACGTAATCATTAACAGTTAAATCAACGATAGCAGTAGCGTTAATGCCAACATTACCAACTGTTCCACCAGTGCTTGTACTTCTAAATCCTAAAAAAGCAGTTCCGTTCTTTTTAAATTCACAATGAGTTGCTGTTTGAGAATTATGCCTTGCTGTAAAACTAACAAGGTAGATACCAGCAACTGGTGCTGTCATTCGTGTGCCACTATATGCGCTCCCTTGGTTTACTTCTAAAGTATTAAATGTAATAAGCCCTGAACCAGCGTCACCATTTGTTTTTTTAACCCGCCATGCAATTACATTTGGCATACTTACACGCCCACTGCTATCAATCGTCATAGCAGTGTTAGTACCAGTGCTATCCTTTATGGTAGTCAAGTCTAATTCTGTTGTTCCAATCTTGGACTTTGTAACAGAATCGTCTGCTAACTTTGCAGTAGAGATAGTATTATCGGCTGGAATAATTGAACTTTCTTGTGTTCCCCCAATATGAAGAACATACATATCCAAACCAGCTGCTGGTGCATTACCACTTCCAAAATCTAAAGTTGTTCCACTCACTGTATAAGCAGTAGTAGGTTCTTGGCGAACATTACCTACGAATACTGCAATATCAGTTGGGGATGCAACTTGTTTACTTAGTGTAAATTGTGTGGTTGAACCGTTTGATGTCAAAGTATCTTTGACAATTGTTGCAAAACCAGCGGTTGGACTTTTTCCTATAAATGGCATATTATATTACCTTTATGCTTTTTCCATGAAACCAAGAACGACATCTAGTGCAGAACCAGTTCCAGCTTTTACTTTGAGGATGTCTGATGCTTCTAAAATATACTTCTGTCCAGCAAGCGTTTCTAGTGTAGTATTCGCTGGGATACTGACATTCTCTAGTAGTTGAAAGTCTGCCGATGCAGAACCATCTCTGAATTGTACTTGAACTGTGACTGCGTTTGATGTTTTGTTTGCAATCGCCAATCCTAAGATAACTGTTTGTGTAGAAGCAGGACAAGTATATAAATTTACATATCCACTATTGGATACGTTTGCCAATGCTGCGTTTTTAAAAGTGTTCGCCATTTTATTTTCCTATATTATCCTAATGCAATAGCCAGAGCTGTTGCATCGTCCTCTGGATCAAAGTTTAGTTTTGCTTTGGTAACATTTGCATCTGCGATTTTTGCTGTTGTAATTGCTCCATCTGCAACAGTATTTAGTGTGTTCGTACCATTTAATTGTATTACTTGGATGTTATTTGTTCCACTTGGTGGAGCAGAAGTAAAGTTAATAGTTGAACCAGTAACAGTGTATGCATATGAAGAACCATATCTCTGATAAACATTGTCAATAAAGACTGCATAGTTTGCCGCTGTGTTTGCAGCAGGAGTTCGTGTTAGTGTAAATGCAGTTGCAGAACCAGTTCCATTGAACTCATCAATATGTGTATTTGAGTTTGCTGAAGTTGCAGTAAGAAGTTCGTTACCAAGATAGATGATAGAGATTCTACCAGCATTATCTGGTGCTTCTGAGAATACAATTTTCGGTTGTCCAGCAATATTAGAAGTTGAATATGAATGTTCTGGTTCTTGAACAACACCGTCCAGTACTACCAACAAAGATGTTGGCACAGCCATATGATCAAGATTGTAGGTTGTGGTTGTACCATCACCTGCCAAAACTTGTCTGTCAAATACTCCGTATGTCGGACTTGCTCCAATATATGCCATTATTGTCTACCCTTTTTTTCCTATAATCTTATTTATACTACTCTGGTAAATCATCTGCGGCCGTTGGCGTATTACTCTGTAACCAGTTTGCAACATCTGGATTCGCATTTGCATCTTCAGCAAAAGTTTTAGTATAACAAACAAGTAAACCATCATTCATTGTGAATACAATTTTGTTATTGTTCCAAACCTCTGTTAAATCATCTGGATTTCTCATGTGATGATATTTTGCTGATTTAATATTTTCTATCTCCATTATTTTATTCCTTTACAACTCTGCACTAAAGGTAAGTCCATCAACGTAAAAACCAGCAACAGTACCATTATATGTTGAACCTGTTGAAGCACCATTATGACTAAATGATGCTGTAACTGCTTGCTCAGTTGAATTACTGGTAATTCCAACTGTACCATTTAATGTACCAGTACTATTATTAACACCAGCCCTACTATACATGACACCGCCTGTACTTAAAGTTGTAACAATGTTAGCGGCATCACTACCAATTAATCTCATGCCTGGATAGAATGTTACCGTTGATGCAGAATATCCTTCTCTAGCGCCTCCCATATGCCTTCCAATTTTTCTAAAATACCTTGAACAAAGTCTAAGTTCTTCTTCATGTGAGCGGTGTTCAAAATCTGTTGCAGTATCGCCAACCTCAAATTGAACGCCTGTAAGATATACAGTTCCACCAGTTGCTTGAAAATTAAAAGTTGCATCACTATGTTTCTGTCCATAATTGTTCTGTCTAAACCATGCATCTTGAGTTGGTGCAGCTGCCTGATTACTTCCAAAAAACCAATACATTTGAATTGCGCTTTCACTAACATTCCTTCTCCACCCATCAGTTGCATTGGCAGGAATTAAGTGAGTTTTCTTCTCCCAAGTATTTGCCTGATTAATAGTAAACTTTGTATAAAGTTGACCATCTGCCACACCGTTTACTTGATTACTATCATTTAGTCTTAGTTGAAGAGTTCCAGTTCCAGCAACAGAAGATTTTATCCAATAAGTAAGTGTTGCTTGTTTTGCAGCAGAAGTTCCCCACCCCAAAGGGTTTGCATTTAATGTTTCAATATGTTGATAGAATAATGCTGTACAATCTGTACCAGATGGTGTTACACCACTTGAAGCAACAACTGCTTTCAGACTATATGGGAATGTATCAGTGGAAGGAACATCTGTACTTTGAGAATAAGTAGTGGTTAATGTACCACTGCCTTGATCTTGGTCTAATGTTGCACCCCATCTATCAGCAGTATGATAATAGGCGCTTTGATGACCTAATGCACCTGATGTTGTGCCACGTTGCCAGACTTGCATGGCGCCGTTGATTATAAGATTCCTACGACCAAGATTTAAACCAGCAGGGTTTACCTTTCCACTAGTTACAGCACTATCACTAATATTTGCAGTTACAACGGCATTATCAGCAAGTTTTGCAGCCGTCACTGCATCAGCAGCAAGTTTTGCAGTTGTTACCGAACCGTCTGTAATGTCTCCAACTGCGACTGTAGTATCTGTGTTTAAAAGTTCTGCGATATTTTTTGAATTACTGGGCATTAGATTTGATACCTCACCATTATTTCTGAATTATTTACTGGTGCAAATGTCAATGTCATTGTAGAACCACTAATAGAATAATCTGTAGTTGGTTTAATACAAATACCATTATAAAATACAAATGCACTATTTGTTGGAACACCAGCATTACTTAGATTGAATGTTGTTGCAGAACCATCACCAGTAAATGCATCATACTGATAGTCTGGGCCTCTGCGAACTACTCCACGAAAACCCATATGTTTAGCTTCTATCTCTGCACTAGCGTCTGGTGCAGATGTAAATGTTAGAGTTGCACCTGAGATAGAATAGTTTGTTGATGATTTCTGTAAGATACCATCTACGAAAACCATAACTGAGTTTGCAACAGCGGGTGTCTCTGATAAAGTGAATGCAGTGGCTGAACCGTTACCAGCAAATACATCTGTGGTAAATGATTTAAGATTTGCAGCAAGTTGATCTGCACCAACTGAACCTGTAGGCGGTTTCATTGATGTTGAACCGATACCTCTGTGAACTACATAGATTTGTTCTGTTGCAGTAACCGCTGATGTGAATTGAATAATTCTTGGTTGGGAAGAAGAATTCTCGTGAATAACAAATGCAACGTCTGGTTCTTGAACCACGTTACCCATAACCACATACAAGTTTTCAGCATTTGCTCCATCCACATCAGTGTCAAGTTCATATGCATTTGTAAATGCAACACCACTAACAGTAATAGTACCTAGTGCAGAACCAAGAAAATCTTCTTTCTGAAACGCAGCCGATATTCTGTTTGGAGCTGATACACCAATATATCCGTCAGACATTCACTTACCCCTTATGTTACATCTTCTAGAATTGACGCAACAACATCTACTGTTGCCGCAGAAGCGTATACTTGAATTTTGTCATCACCGTTCAAAACAATCTTCTGACCTGATACGGCCTTCAACGCAGAACCAACTGGAACTGGAGCATTCTTCACGAGATGAAATGCTGTGGAAGCAGAACTATCTCTAACAAGAACGGTAACAGTTACAGCAGAAGTTCCTGTGTTCGCAATATCAAGTTCGATAAGAATTGAGTTGACGGCAGAACCATTATTAGCAGTATACACATCTGTAGGTGAAGCACTATTAGTACTTACACTTGTCGCAAATGCGTTCTTAAAATTATTAGCCATTCTAATTCTTCCCTTTTAAGTATTTATATTATTATCCAAGAGCGACTGCAAGAGCAATACCAAAACCTTCAGTTGCAATTACACCACTACCAACAGGCATAGTTAATGTTGTCGAGTCCGAAATCAATTGCAATCCACCTGTACCAGTGTGATTAATTATTGAGTTTGAACCATCGTGAAATATTTGCAAATCACTATGTGTTCCAAATTTAATTCTTTCACTTGCAGCGCCAGTTGAATCTTCAAAACTTATAACTGTTGGTAGTAGAACACTACTAAGTCCACTCTCTAGTTCTTTGATTGCTTCAATAACATCTGTTACTGCATTACCATTGACGGTAGATGGAAGATTTGCAATATCGCCGACATCCGTTGCCAGCTGATTGAACTCAACTCTCCACTCTTCAAAAGTAAAACTTGCTGGTGCGTTTCTATCTGCCATTATTTTTTATCCACTATCTGCAATAAAAGATTCTTAATTTCGTGCATCTCACACTTTAAGTTATTTATGTCTCTCACCGCATCCCTTAACTCATCTCTTTGTTTTTGTGCGTTGCGAGAACGATTTACTGCGGCCTCATATGCGGCCATATTTGTGTTGACAATTGCACGAGAGTTTGTATCTCGTGCAAGGCTTGGGTTATCTTCTACTTGAATATATTCACTCATCTTATGTTGCCAATGCTATTGCTCTTAGATCCTTAACACGAGGAACTTCAGAAGTGTTTGTACCTTGCATACGAATCTTGATTGCGAATGAGATAAACTCTGAAAGTCCATCTGCTGTGTATTGTCTTTCGATAAAATCTGTAGTATCAACAGAAGCGTTTACATTAGTATCTGGACTTCCATTTGTATTAAAGAATCTCCAACCAATCTCATCAAAGTCAGATGCATCATCAGAACGAAGTATCTTATACATCACTTGAATTTCTGAAGAATTAAATCTTACTGCATCCAAATAAACTTTCAATGATGTAGCAGGAGTTTTCAGTGTAACCTTACGAGTACAATAGATAACTTCTGTATTATCGCCATCTGGATCTGTTGGTGGTACATAGTCTGTTGTTGGGAATACATCAGAAGAACTGTCGATGTTATCCAAACGGTTTGCAATCATTGCCATGGTCTTTCTATCAGTATCAATCATTGGAGACAGATTGTCTTTATTAGAAGTCATGGTGTAGATTAGGTGCATAGACTTGACACCAGACAATTCATTTGTCTCATTAATTGATGAGGCAATAATCTTTGGTGCAGCGAAGTAATACTCATCATCCACTGGAACAGTTCTTGCTTGTGATAGACTTTGTTTGAAAAACGATGTCTCTGCACCGTCAGGAGAACGACCAGTGGTTGTTCTTACCTTGGCAGTAACAGATGTGTCAGGAAACTCTAGTACAGGAATAAATGGTTGAATAACATCAGCCTGAGCGTTTTCAGTTGCAGTAACCGCCGTTCCGCCAGTTGTTCCATCCGAAGTTGCAGCAGTTGTTGTTGAAACAGTGTAAGAGTCAATACCAATATTTCCTAGTTGTGTATGCGTCTTGTTAATTTCTGTTAGTGGAATACCGTTTACCATGTAGAACTCTACTGATGCACCACTAAGATGTGCAACATCACTTCCCTCAACTGCACGAGTTAGAGATTCAATTGTTGTGGGTGTTGTATTATTCACAGTACCACTTACAACCTCATCCCCAATCTTGAAGAAGGCAGTTGCACCACCAGCAAGTCCATGAATGTTGGATGCAAGTGATAGTGATGCGGCCGATTGTGCAAGTGCAGAACCAAGAGTTGTTGTCAAACCAGAAGTAACACCAGCAATAGTAACATTGTTTCTATCTGGATCATACATATGATGATCTCTATGTGTTACCTTCACTAACTGTTGACTAGTAATAGTTCTTATTGGAGCTGGTTCTAGTGTTCGTACAGGTAGTTCATCATTTGTAAATGTCACAGTTGCAGTCTTAGAAGTGTCAAACTTAGCACGATAAAGATTGAACTTTAGGTCTTCAAAATCATATGCTGTCCAAGTTGAGTTGTTCTGTGACTTAAAGAGAACTCCAAGATATGGTTGTTCAGATACAAGTCTCTTACCACCAACATCTAGTTCACCCATGCGTGAAATCCATGCAAGGTATTTGTCTGAATCTGTTTGTAGAACAATAGCAACCTCAACACCATCTTTACAGTAGACAGGATGTTCAAACTCAAATGTTGTTGGAACAGATGCGTCTTGTGATACTGATACTTCATCAGGTTCTAGAGTTAAAGAAGCAAATGGAAGAACCTTAGTTGTAGGATAACCATTTTGCATCTCACGAATTTGACAAGTAACTGGAAGTTCTGCATCCTTCTGTGAGAAGAACACATCAATCTTTGTAAGAACCTCACCACCTTCAGCCTGTGGCATAAAGGACTGTGCAAGCGGATCCCACCATCCAACAATCTCATCTCTTGCAATCGCATTTTGAGCTGTCTGTTGAACATTTCGTACTTCCACTCTTGCGTTACGAGTGTGAATAAATGTCTCTTGCATTGTAGTTAGAATACCAGTTGCAGAATATGTTGCCTGTGCAAATGTTTCTGGTTGTGGTGTCTCTTTATTAGATGGAGAAGAAGTCAATCTAAACAATCTATCGCCAGTTCTAAATTTTGGATTGCCACGAACATTTGGATCAGGAATAGTAAAGATACCTTCAACTGTTCCAGCAGGAGATGTTACCAATGCACCCTCTGGAATAGTATCATTGTCGATACGAGAGATTGTTCCAGAACTTGGAACTACTGTCTTTGCACCATCAATAATTTTAAATTCAATTGAATTTTGTCTATTCTTTCTAACATATCTTCTATGTTGGAACTCCGCAAAGTTACTAGCATTACCATTAAAGGCTCTACCAATATTACTCCATCTCTCATTCTTTACAATTTGATAAAGGTTTCTAGGAATAACATTTCCAGATTGGTCGTAAACTGTAATATTATAAAGTCTGTCACTTGCACCAATAGTATTATTTGTATCGGTTGCAAAAAGCTTTAGGTAGACCTCACCTTTATTATTAGGAGTTAGACTTAATCCAGCTTCTGTTACTGTACTTCTTGTACTGCCAGGATATGTATCTGTATCAATATTAATAAGAGCGCTATCTTTATCTGTCCTATGTGAGATAGTTACGATAACAGGATTGATGCCCTTTTTGAAGTAATCAAAATCAACTCTTGAAATAGATGTCCACTGTCCTGTTGTATTAACAGTAAGATTGTTTCTTGTTCCAGTAACACCACCACCAGCAGGAACACAATGAGCACTTACGTCATTCTTATCGAAGAATGGATAAACTCTTGTCAAAGGTTTCATACCTGTTGCTTTAAAGTGTACGTTTCTGGAGCGAATGAATGGTATCAAGGCACGAGATAGAACTTTGTTGCCTCTTGATTCAACATCAATCTGTGGAATAACAGATGTTCTAATACCTTGTCTTACGAGAGGGCCGCCATCACTAGATGTAAGTGTTGTTCTTCTAATGACAGGTCTAAAAGGAACACGACTACGAGCTCTGTTCCAAGATGTCTCTCTAAAGGTTGTTGTTCTTTCTCTGACAGTACCACCCCACTGAGATTGCCAGGCACCCCAGATTGTTCCCAAAGCATTTCTGTTTGCAGCGAACACACTGTCAAAATTACCTTCTCTATTAATAATAATGTCTGGAAGTTGATTTACTTCAAACCATTCGTCACCAGATGGATTAAGAACACAAACACCGGCCCATGCAAAATTAAGAACAGGGTTGAGGTTTTCAACACGAGTTGCATATGGTTGAGATGCAGTCACTTTGTGTTCATATGGAAGTGTAAGGATGTCACCTTGTTTCTGGTATTGTGCGTTAGAACGAGCAGTATCATCTGCTGCCTCTTCTAACATATCAACACCCTTCATGTAATACTTTGGACGCAACTCACCAGCCTGCATATCAATCGCAGCACGATAGTCTGGATGTTTAACATCACCAGTTGCGTGTCCAGCAAAGTTGTCAACAAGAATACCAGACTTAAATCTGTTTAGTCCGGCACTATCTGTAACCTCTAATGCCTGTGCTTCTTTCTCGAGCAAAGATAGTGATGTATAGTATTCTATATTGTTAATACGGTTTTCAAGTTTACCAATGTCCTTCATCGTATATCTACGATTATTTGTTCTAGTAAAATCAACATCAGTTGTTACAAGAACATAAGGGTTTAAGTTAATCTTTGCAAGATGCATTGCATCATCTAGAGGTTTTGGTGGTGATGGATTTTCAGCAGGAGATCCCTGTTGGAGTTTAAACTCACCTTTATTATTTACAAAAAGTGAATCAATTCTACCCACATAAAAATCAAAGTCATACTGGAAGTTTGAGTTATCTTTTGGAATATTGATAACAGAAGCACCAGATCCAGCAAATGAACGTGCTTGAAACTCAAATGATGTTGAAGTGACATTGTGAGTTGTTTCGTTTTGAATTGTTGCGGTGCTACCAGCAATGTCAGCTACACGAGGACGGAAATCTACTGTATCACGCAAGTCATATTCACCAGTAGGTTCTGCAACCTCTGGATCAACACGAGTGGCAGTGTAGATTGGAATTTCTTTATAATCAATTGATGAATATGAGTCTACTGTAAAGAAGTTACCAGAACCATGATCGAAATAATCACACACAATTAGAAGTCTACCAGTTGGAGCAATAGCAGATGGTTTCCGAATTAGTCTACCAACATCATAGAAGTTGTCTCTTTGTCCATTGTCCAGAACAAAGTTATTTGTAACCTCACGAGAACCTACTTCATTATTTGTTCCTGTTGTTCCAGTAGCTCCACTCTCCGAACCTGTAATAGTTTCATTCGCAGAAAACAAAAGTCCATTTACTGGAATGAGAGTGATAGGTGAAGCAGTATGAACAATTCTTGCAATTGCACCAGAGGTTGAACCAGTAATCAGTTCTCCTCTTGTGAATGTTCCTTGAACACCAGTTAATGTCCACTCTGGAAGTTTTGGATCAGTCGTAGTGCTTTCTGAATCATATACTGCCCAAAGTTTATGCACATCTGAACGGCCCAGAGAAATGTCTTTATGAGTTACATCAGTACCGTATGGAGTTTGTCCAGTAAGAACACGAACCATGTGCATTCTATTTCTTGTTTTAATCTTTGCACTAGCAACAGTCTTTGTCATTGTTGCAATTAAACGAACCTCAGCACCATTACCAAGAAGTGCGTTGTTAGTAATAGTTAGAGCAGAACCAGAGTTTGCAATACCAGCAGCAACAGTAGTCTCTTCTAGATTGATAATATCACCCTTTGCAGCTGAACCAGAACCAGCAGAGACAACCATGAGAACATAATCCTCGTTGTCTATTGCACCAAATGTTTCATTAGAACCAGCTTGGAATGATACTGCACCAGCGGTAGATGTGTCTGCAAAAGACCTTCTGAAAGTGAGTGTTGTTCTTGAACTACCACCAGCACTCTCTGTTAGAAGAGTTTTGATTCCATTCTTCTGTAACTTACGAAGAAGAACATTCTTTTGTTGATCTACGAGTTGTGATCTCTTACGAGTTGCAGTAACAGATGTGACTGCGTTTGTTGGAGTACCACTTAGAGTTAATGCGGTTGCAGTAGGAGCTGGAGAAGCCGAAACTGTAAACTCTTCTAATGCGCCAGCGGCACCAGAAGGTATTGCAACAACATCACCCACTTTAAGGTCATTTAGAAAGTCAGTTTGGAAACCATTAAGAACTCCATTACTACCACTATTAGAAACCAATCCAGTAATATTTACATTTGCACTAAGATTGATGTCAGCACTAAAGTCTGCATCACCACCATCAGGATCATTCATAAATGTTTGTTTGACTGAACTGAAGTCGTTTGATGATATAGACAAAACTTGCAAATGATCATCGTCATTAGCGTCATCAGAGTTTACGATAAAGTTATCTGCATCTGGTGAAGAACTTGCTTTTAGTTTTTCTCCGATAGTAAAATCACCCACAATTGATGTAAGAACAAGTTTGTCTGTACCAGAAGAACTGTGTACAAATCCATACGCACCAGAGTTTACACCAGTAACCTTAGCGCCCTGTACCACACCTGTATGATTGTTATTTGTTCCACTACCAGTTTCTTCTACAGTGATAGTTGTAAACATACGAATGTCAAAGAGATAAAGTTTAAACTGAGTAGTGTTTATAGAAGTACTTGATAAAATAGCATTACCACTAGCACCACCGTTTAATTGATGATGTTCAAATCCTCTTGCACGAGCAAGTCCAATTAAGTTACCATTACTGGCTCCACGAGTACTGTTTGCAGTATCATAAAGTTCAATAGTGCGATATGGTTCATCAATCTCACCAGAGATGAGTGGAGATATTTCTGGTTGTCCATGAACATTCTTTACGATTACAAAGTTGCCAACTTCCACAGGAGTGATTGAACCCTCAACATTTTCAAAGGTTCTTGGTTTAGGGATATCAATATACTTTGGAGCGATAGTCTCAATTTCATAACCACGAACATATGCCTTGCCTGGAGCAACTTGCATAGTAAGGAAATCATCTGTTGCAGTATTACCTTCATCCGTTGCAGTATTGACAGTATACACACCGTTGTTCAAACCATCGTTTGCGGCCTCACGAATGTCAAAGTCAAAGTCACGAACAGTGTAGTCACCAGATTCATCAAATGTTCTACGAGCAAGTGTCTCGCCAATAACAGAGTATTCTGTGTTTCTTGCTTTCTCAACAACAACCCCATTGTCAATACGAAGAAGTTCAACAAAGTTTTCATCGTCAGTTGAGTCTAAAGAGAGTTTTGCAAGTGTAAGTGTA